CGTTCCTTTTCTAACCCACAAAACACCTCGATCGCCCACGCTCAGACTGAATCGCTTTGATTAATTTACAAACGGGAGAGATCCTAAGTGATCCGACCTATTCAGGTTTAGGAGGTGTGCAAACTCCACGAATTCATTCAAAACTGACTGATTTACCTTCAAAAGGTCAAGACATGATCGACCTAGCCACCGAACTGGGCATCAATCTTATGGAATGGCAGCGGTATGTCTGCATTCATGGTCATAAGGTGCGTGAGGATGGCAGGTGGGCTCATTCCGAATTGGGTTTGATTATGGCAAGGCAGCAAGGTAAGTCCACGCTGATGATGCTCCGGATCTTGACTGGCATGTTTGTCTGGGGTGAAGGCTTACAACTTGCCTCAGCTCATAGACTTACAACTTCACTTGAAACCTTTCGGCAGATCGTTGGCTTGATTGAAACAAATCCAAGACTTGAAAAGGAAGTAAAGAAAATCCGATGGCAACATGGTGCTGAGGAAATCGAATTGTTTGGCAATAGGCGATTTGTTGTAAAGGCTGCCAATAATGCAGCTAGAGGTTTGAGCAAACCCGAAACAATCCATCTTGATGAGTTGCGAGAATATAAAGATGAGGATGCTTGGTCATCAATGCGATATTCCATGATGGCTGCTAAAAATCCGCAGGTATGGATCTACAGCTCGGCTGGAGACCAACATTCTGTAATTTTAAACAAATTGCGTGAGAGGGCGTTAGCGTCAGCCACGACTAACGATCCGATTGGTTGGTTTGAGTGGAGTGCTGAACCCGATGCACCTATCTTGCTTCCGTCAGGTGAGATAAATTGGGATGCTTTCGCTCAAGCCAATCCATCATTAGGAATTACAATTCATCCGGACAACTTAAAAGCCGTTATCAATGATCCTCCAGATATTGTGCGAACTGAGGTTTTGGCGCAATGGGTAGATACAATTAATTCAGCAATTGATGCACAAAAGTGGGGATTATGTCAGACCGATCCAATACCTTTAGATCCGGAAGCACCAACTTGGCTTGGACTTGATTTATCGCCTGATAGAAAATTCGGCGCATTAGTTGCAACTCAGAAACTATCGGGAGAAAGATTTAATTTAGTTTTGCTTCACACTTGGTCAAATGATTACAGCCTAAATGATTTAGCAGTTGCCAATGACATTGCACCTTATGTAAGACGATATAACACTCAAACTGTGGCGTATTCCAAAAGGACTGCACAAGCTGTCGCAAGTCGGCTAGTTCCGGCTGGAATACCCATTACCGACATGGATGGCGCAATCTATGCGGAAAGTTGTGATCGGTGGTTGGGCGCAATAAATTCCCATCGATTACAGCATGGGGGTCAGGAGGAATTGACCCAACAAACACTTTCAGCAGCCAAATTGCCGTTTGGGGATGGCAGTTGGGTTATTGGAAGGCGTGCAAGCAGAGTGGCAGTTTGTGCAGCTGTCGCTTCCGCACTTGCAACCTATTTTGCGACACAACCTGAAACGGAAATTGATATTCAAGTCGGATAATTTGTATTTATGGTATATTATGTGCTAATGGGATTATTCGATCGTTTTACCGCTAAATCAAATCAACCAAATTTGCAAGTTGATGTTGCTGCTGCATTGTCACCATATAACGCACAACAGTTAGTTGGCGGAATTTTATTTGGAACTACAACCGCAACTCGTGAACAGTATATGGCTATTCCTTCCGGTGCTCGTGCAAGAAATATAATTTGTTCAACAATTGGTTCATTACCACTTGAACAATATAATCATTTTACAAATGAACATGTAAGACCAAACAGAGTAATTATGCAACCAGATCCAAGAGTTGCAGGTTCAGCAATATATGCATGGATCGCTGAGGACTTGCTTCTATACGGAGTTGCGTATGGAATGGTTATGGATGCTTACGCTGCAACCGATGCTTCAAGAATTCGTGCATGGACAAGAATTGCACCAAATAGAGTTTTTGCTTCACTAAATGGTAACTCAACTGAGATTGAGTATTACACAGTTGATGGCAAGCGAGTTCCGCCATTTGGTTTAGGCAGTTTAATTGTATTTAATGGTTTAGATGAAGGAATACTAAATCGAGCAGGTCGCACAATTAAAGCAGCAGCAGAATTAGAAAAAGCAGCTGAGATGTATGCAAAAGAGCCAATGCCACAAATGGTATTGAAGTCAAATGGCACAAATCTTACTCCAGAGCGAATCACAAAACTTTTAGAATCATGGAGAGTGTCAAGATCAACAAGAGCAACTGCATTCTTAAATGCTGATGTTGAATTGCAAGCATTAGGCTTTGATCCTGCTAAATTACAATTAAATGAAGCCAGACAATATTTGGCTTTGGAAATTAGCAGAGCGAGCGGCATTCCGGCAAGTTTCGTATCTGCTGAAACAACTAGCATGACTTATACCAACACTTTAGCCGAAAGAAAAGCATTAATTGATTTTTCACTTCGACCAATTCTGACAGCAATTGAGCAAAGACTATCTGCTGCGGATTTCTGCCCCAACGGAATTGAAACCCGATTTGACATTGATGATTTCTTGCGTGGATCTGCATTAGAGCGTGCGCAAGTTTATGAAATCCTAAACCGCATTGGCGCAATGAGCGTTGAGCAAATCCAAGAGGAAGAAGATCTAATACGATGAAAATTAGTTTCCCAATAGAGATAACAGCTGCGGACACCAACAAGCGCACCATCTCAGGAAAGATTGTTACATGGGATGAGCAGGGTTCAACCAGCGCAGGATTAACTGTATTTGAGAAAGACAGCATTGATTTTTCAAAGCCTGTCAAATTATTACTTGAGCATCAAACAACAAAGCCATTGGGCAAGTTAATCGATATTACTGCCACAGATTCAGGCTTGGAAGCAACATTTCGTTTGGCTAAGACATTTCGTGCTGATGATGCTCTAGAGGAAGCAGCCACCGGACTTCGTGATGGATTTAGCGTTGGCGTAAAAATTAATGAATGGAAAAATGTGGAAGGCGTGTTACGCATCCAGTCAAGTTCCTTGCAAGAGGTCAGTTTGGTAACTGATCCAGCAATCGACAGCGCAAGAGTGGCTGAGGTCGCAGCAAGTCAAACACCAGAGAATTCCGAAGCAACCGCTGAGGAAACTACAACACAGGAGGACAAAGTGTCTGATACAACATCAGAAGCTCCTATCGCAACCGAAGCGGTAGAAGCATCACAAGCTCCAGTTGTAACTGCTCAATACATGGCATATACAAAGCCTCGTGTTGATACAAATGTTACAGCAGGACAATATCTAAACGCACAAATCAAAGCACTTGGTGGCGACACCGATGCTCGTGATTTAGTCGCAGCACTACAAATTGCAACTGTTTCTGAGAACACAGGAATGGTTCCACCAAATTATTTGCGTGATGTTATCGGCGTAATTGATTCAAGCCGTCCATTCATCGATTCAATCGAGCGTGCTCCACTTCCAGCATCAGGAATGAAAATTTTCACTCCTAAATTAGGAACACAGGCAACCGTTGCACAAACTGCTGAAGGCGTTGAGTTTTCATCAACCGATACAGTTGTAACTTTCCAAGAGGACAATATCGTCAAGTTTGCTGGAGCAAATGTTGTCAATGTTGAACTATTTGATCGTTCAGACCCATCTTTCGCTGACCTTTTGGTTCGTGAGTTAGCAGCATCTTATGCACAAAAGACTGATGCTTATGCAGCAAACATTGCAGCACAAAACTCAATTGGTTCAACCGGATCATCTATCTACAAAGCCATTGCTGACGGAATTGCAGATTCTTATGGCGTCATGCGCTTTACACCCAACCGCTTATTAGTTGCACCTTCCGGTGGAGCAAATAGCATTGACTTTGCTGGATTACTTGGCGAGGTTGCAGATGGTCGTCCACTATTCGCAGCAGCTGCTCCACAAAACGCAGCCGGCTTGCTAACACAGGGCTCAACAAATGGAACAGTCGCAGGACTAAACCTAGTTGTAGATCCTAACTACACAGGCAACGATGCAGGTGTTAAGTATGGATTAGTTTATCCATCAGCAGCAATGCGATTCCATGAGAGTGGCACAATTGAACTGCGTGCTAACTTGGTTGCTAATGGTCGCATCGAAATCGGTCTTTATGGTTATGTAGCCGTAGTCAACCGATTCCCAACCGCATTCCGTTATTTAACAGTAGCGTAATTTAACTGAGTGCCTAGGGTTGCTCCCGATCCTAGGCATCCATTAAGGGAGATTAGAGAGAGGAATTTATGCCTTCAATTATTACCGCAACACAATTGCGCTCCGTATTGGGTGTAAGTTCCTCTCTTTACAATGACGCTTATTTAGATCAAATTATTGACACAGCAGAAACAGTTATTTTGCCAATGCTTGTTACATTCAAAGCACCAATTCAAGCAACTTCATTGTCAGACAATGTTGCTACATTTACCACACTAGGAATTCATGAATTTACCGAAGGGCAATCAGTTGTCATCACAGGATGCGGATCACCTTACAACGGAACAAGAGTTGTGCTGGCAGACAATCTTGGACAATATACCTTTTCGCAATCGATCA